ATAAAAAATACAAATCATTATATTTAACCGCCAAGAATTGGCTAAAGAAGGAACAACCAAAAAGTGAACATACTAAATTTAAAGCAGCGTGGCAATAGATGGATATAGGGTAACAGAGACAGGAGACATAATTGATAAGATATTTAAACACCGAGATAACTACAATCAAAAGGGCAAGTATTTAGGTTGGGATGGATTGCATGAGTTTTATTCAATGCAATTAGGCAACTGCACCGATTGGACAGGATTTCCCATGAGCGGAAAAACGCAAGTTCTAATGGAGTGCTTATTGAATACTTCTAAGTTTTATGGATGGAAGCATTTAGTTTACTTCCCGGATGTTGGAAGCAACGTGGAAATTGTTGCGGATTTGATCCATAAACTTACAGGCAAAAGCTTTAATCCTAAAGAACGAAACGTAATCAAGGATAGAGAAATACGAAATTCTTTAGATTGGATATTTCAGCACTTTCATATTTTAACAAAGAAGGATGTCAAGGCAAAGATGACTCCTTTCCAGTTTTATGATTATGCGGTTGAGCTTAAACAAAAAAGCGGATTGCAAACTGCAAGTATTGATTCTTGGAAAGACCTTAGCCATCCATACCATGAGTTTGGAGGTTATGCACAATATTTAGAGGTTGTATTGCCTTACCGCAACCAAATTGCAGAGGACAACGAATTACATTTGCATACAATCATTCATCCAAAGCTAACAGAAAAGATAAACGGAAAGCGAAGCGTACCAAGTCCATACGATTTAAAGGGAGGCTCTGAATGGTTTAACAGCGGTAAATGTATGATAACGGTACATCGAGAGGATTTAAATTACAATCAAGCCATAATCAACTTTAATAAAATAAAGCCTCGCTCCGCTGGGCAGATAGGTCAACTTATCATGTGGTTTGATAAAGAAAAATTTTTATATTATGAGCAAGAGAATCCAGCTCCAAACGTTTACAATAAAATATACGCCAAAGAAAAATGAACACCTTAGAAATACTAAAAGCCAAGATTAACCTAAAGACGGTACTAATTAAATTCAAAGAAAGCATTGAGGAGCTTGAAGAAAAACACCCAGCAAGAAAGGATTTAATTAACTCAATGAAGGAAAGCGCAGAGGATATTGAGCATTTTCACAACGTGTTTTTACAATTTGAGCAAGAGTATCATATGGAGTGCAAATCTAATCTGAGAAATCAATTGATTATTGCAGAACATAAACACGAAATAGACAAGCTAAAAGAAATTATTAAAGATGCTAAATTAGAATTATGAAATGCCCACAATGCGCAGAGTCAATAAAATGGCAAGAGCAACACAAATACGAAGACTTGAACGTAGAAGGCGAAGGAGTAATAAACGTACACTTATGCACTAACATAGATTGCAACGTTGAGGAGGTTTACATATTTCAAAAAGCCGAATGAAAGGATATTCAGTAAAAAGTATAGATTCTTACGAATGCAAAGATTGGCTTTTAAACAAGCATTACGCTAAAAGAATGTGTAGTATTTCTTATAGCTTTGGTTTGTTTAATATTAATAATGTTCTACAAGGCGTTTGTACTTTTGGTAAACCTGCTTCTCCGTCTTTATGTGATGGCGTTTGTGGAAAAGAAAACAGCAAGTATGTTTATGAATTAAATAGATTGTGCGTTAATGATAATTTAGGCAAAAATGTTTTAAGTTTTTTTGTATCAAATGCTTTAAAAATGTTACCTAAACTTATAATAGTTAGTTACGCAGATACTGCGCAAAACCATCACGGTTATATTTATCAAGCTACTAATTGGGTTTATACAGGTTTAAGTGCTAAAGCTGTAGATAAAAAATTAAAAGGAAGTAATAAACACGGAAGACATAATAATGCTTACGAACAAAATGGCGAATACGAATTAGTAGTAAGAAGTAGAAAACATAGATACATTTATTTTACAGGCACTAAAAACGACAAGAAAGCATTTAAAAAAGAATTGAATTATAAAATAGAACCATACCCAAAAGGTCAGAACAAAAGATACGATGCATCATACAAGCCAACAACACAAGCAAAATTATTTTAATGCCACGTTGTAAAAACTGCAAAGAGAAATTTGAAGCCAAGCACTTTAATCAAAAATATTGCTTTAAGCCTGAATGCGTTAAGGTATGGGTAGAAACTGCAAAGGTCAAGAATTGGAAAAAAGAAAAAAAAGAACTAAAGGAAAAGCTTGAAACCGTTCAAAGTTTAATGAAGAAAGCACAAAAGTATTTCAATACATACATCAGGGAACGAGATAAAAAAAAACCGTGTATTTCTTGCGGTCAGCCTTTAGGATCTAAATTTGATGCTGGACATTATTTCAGCAGCGGAACGCATAAGGCTGTTACATTTGACGAGAGGAATGTTCACGGTCAGTGCGTGTATTGCAATCAGCACCTCCATGCTAATCTTTTAAATTATCAAACAGGGATACAGGAACGCATAGGAGCAGATGAACTTATTGAATTACACGCAAAGGCGCATGAAACACGAAAGTATTCAAGGGAGGAGCTGCGAGATATTATTGAGGAGTACAAGCAAAAGACGAAAGCATTAAAAGAATAATTTTTATTTAAACAATATTTTATTAATTTTATACCACTAACAATTAAAATCGTATTATGAAAGGAAAACCTATTGAGGTTTCGGCAACCGCTGGAATCTTATCAATCAAAATTCAAGACAGAGAAATAATCAACGAGCGCATTGGTGACGAATGGCTATTTGATATATCTCAAAGCAAAACAATCAGCTATCTTAGTCCATTATGGAGCGCAGCAAATGAACAAGCATCTATAGGAAACCATAAAGGCGCAAAAGAGCTTAGAGAAACTTATCACAATTTTAATCGCTATGTTGCGCACTATGAACAAGTGCAGAAATTTATACACCAAAATCAATAAACACGTTATGAATAAATTAATCGAAAGGCTTGGAGAAATCCAACAGCAACTGAAAGCGCCAAAGAATCAGTATAATAGTTTTGGCAAGTACAAATATCGCTCATGCGAGGACATTATGGAGGCTGTAAAGCCTTTGCTCAATGGCTTAGTATTGAACCTTACAGATGAGGTCAAGGAAGCAGCTGGCTGTATGTATGTCGAAGCGACTGCAATGATAACAGACGGCAATAAAGTACAAGCGGTAAAAGCGCAAGCTGGTATTGACATCAATCGCAAAGGAATGGATATTGCACAGAGTTTTGGATCCTCATCCAGTTACGCAAGAAAGTACGCATTGAATGGATTGTTTTTAATTGACGATACAAAGGATGCTGATTCTACGAATACTCACGGAAAGACGAAAGAGAAAAAGAAGCTAAACGCTGCTAACTTCAAGGCTGCCTTAGAAATGATAGCTAACGGAGAGTACACGGCAGAGAAACTCAAAGAAAATTATGCATTAACGAATAAACAACTTGCAGAGTTATGAAAGATTTCAAGATAAGATGCTCTGCAATTGGAAAGATAATGCCCAACAGCCGAACAAAAGGGCAACTAAGCAAGACATGCCAAGGCTATTTAGAGGACTATGCTATTGAAAACATGTACGGATATAGCAAAGACGTATGGAGCAAAGCCATAGATAAAGGCATAGCGGTTGAAAATGATAGTATAAAGCTTGCCGAGGAGGTTCTAAACATGGGCGCAATGTCAAAAAACGAACAAGATTTCGAGAATGAATACCTAACTGGCACCCCTGACGTACTAAATGAGGATTTTGTACTCGATGTAAAGAGTAGCTACGATGCGACTACCTTTCCGTGGTTCAAGAAAGACATACCGAACAAGGACTATTATTATCAGCTGCAAGGTTACATGGAGCTTACAGGAAGACGGAAAGCCTACCTCGTTTATTGCTTAGTAGACACACCGAGCGACATCGTTGAGGATGAGGTAAGGAGAGTGCATTACAAGCTCAAAGAAATAGAGGATAACCCAATTGTAAGAAATGCGGTAGAAATGCAACACAACTTTGATAGAGTACCAAAGGAGCATAGAATAAAATGTTACGAGATTGATTACGATCCTGAAACAATCGAAAAGATTTACAACCGAGTTAAGGAATGCCGAGAGTATTACGAGACATTAATTCACGAACAATTTAAAGCGCAAGAGGTATGAAGGAAATCGTTAATTTAAATGATTGCTCTAAATATTTTTATAAAGAACAATTGACGCAAATAATGGATTACATTGAGGATGTAGTTAAGAAATCTGATTTTCGTAAGGATTTATCTGAAAATTATGAACTCTTTAAAAACAATGAAAGAATATATGCTGGACTTTTATGTTTTTCAAATATTGATTTGATTAATGGCATGGCGAAAGATGCAACGGTAGAATATAAAGTAGAGTTAAAGTTTGGTATTCCAGCCATATCAATATTGAGAATTACATTATATGACAAGGTAGATGACCATTTTTTAGATAAAATAATAGATTATAAAGAAATACTAAATCAAAATGATTAAAAGAAAAAAACAATTTAAAATAGAAGCGATATGAATGTAAAAGGTAAACTACACCTAAAGGGGGAAACCCAGCAAATCACGGAAAAGTTCTCTAAAAGAGAGTTTGTAATACAAACAGAGGATAAGTATCCGCAATTAATTTCATTGCAGCTAACACAAGATAAATGCGGTTTACTGGATGAGTACGAGGTAGGCGATGCAATGGATGTTGATATAAACATACGGGGCAGAGAATGGGCATCTCCAAAAGGCGAGGTAAAATATTTCAATACTCTGGAGGCTTGGAGATTTAACCGAGCTGAAGACGATGAGGTTTCCTACGAAAGTAAGAAAGCAGATGACATCCCTTTTTAATACGAGGGTTTAATAGTTAGTATAAGCGCTCAGCAATGGGCGCTTTTTATTTAAAAAAAAATGTTATCTTTATAATCGGAATTGTGGAAAATTTCCGTTTTTTTAGATGATAAAAGCCCTTATGTCTTGAGGGCTTTTTTTATGCCTAAAAATATTTATGGGAAAAAAGGTGGGATTTATGGGATTTATGGGATTCAAAAAATAATCACTACTTTTGATTAGATTCTAAGCAATGGAATGGATTGTAAAAGTTCAAGCAAGGCAAGATGATTTTATTCGAATCATTCACGACTTAGGCGAGCATTTTTACGCTGAAGATATTGTGCAAGAGTTCTATATCAAGCTAATGAAATACGGAAAGGAAGACAAAGTATTAAAAGACGGAGAGCCTAATATGAGTTACCTTTATACTATATTAAAACGGTTGTTTTTAGATTTCAAAGCGGAAAAGAAAAAAGCTGCAAAAGTAATTGTTTACGACAAGTCGTTATCAGTAAACTACGATTACTATGAGCCGAGCAATAGCGAAAACCTTAGAGCGGAAATAATCAAAGAGGTCAACCAATGGCAATACTTTGATAATGCGCTTTTCAAACTTTATACTGGCATAAAAGATTCAAACAGAGATAGAACTTTGACAATGCGGCAAATATCTGAAGGTAGTGATATTAGCACAAAGACGATATTTTACAGCATAAAACGCTCTAAGAATATTATTCAAGAAAAGCTTAGGCAAAAGTATTATGATTACATAGAGATGAGCAACGGCAAAATAATTGACACCTGTAAGCTTGTTGATCCTAAGAGAGAAGATTACAAAGACGAGATGGAGGGTTACGACTAAATGAAATATAAAGAGGTAAAAATAGGGAACAGCAAAAGCAACAGGCGCAAAGTCAGGTTGCGTTATGCTCCAACTTTGGGGCATAAAGACGAACCGTACTACACAACTGAAAAAGAAATGCTTGAGGATAAGATATACAACTTTGCATCTTTAAGCGAATCAGAGAAAGGAATATACAAAGAACTAAAAAACAATGGCAATAGATAATCAAATATTTAATCACTACAGAGAGCAACAAGCAAAGATTGAGGAGAGCATTAAGCTGCTGGAAGAACACGGATACATAGTCCAAAAGCAAGAGGACAAACCAACATATCGAACCAAGTACATCAAGCAAGAAATACGCAGATTAAAAAGCAAGCTTGTAGGCAACCTAAAAGCGGATACACAAACGCAAAAGGAGATTGATGTAATGGAATCGCTTTTGTGTATTTAAACGGATGACATGAAACCTGAATACATAGTAAAGCGTATCTTCAATATTTTCAAGTATAAAATAATCATATTTAAAAAATTAGGAAATGAGTAAAGAAGATATATTAGACAAGAAACTTAAAGAAAATGGGATCCGCAAAGGATGGATTAAACAAAGTAAACAAGCAGTATTGGATGCTATGGAAGAATACGCAGAACACAAACTAAAACAAAACAAAGAAGATGAGTAAAACAACAAAAAAACGGAAGCCAAGAAAGCAACCCAAGAAAGGAGTCGGAGATATAGTCGAGGAGGTATTGGAAAAAACAGGAGCTGCAAAGGTGGCAAAGTTTATTTTAGGCGAGGATTGCGGTTGCGATGAACGTAAGGAAAAGCTAAACGAGTTATTCAGAAACACGAAGCAACCTGATTGCTTACTGGAAGACGAATATAATTGGCTCAAGGAATGGTTTGCAAAAGGATCCACAACTTACCGCCCAAGTGAAAGAGACCAAATGATAAAAATATACAGCCGTATCTTTAGAGTAAAAACAAACGCCACAAACTGCGCAAGCTGTCTAAGGGAAATCCATAACAAGATGAAGACGGTTTTTGAAACATACGAATAATGCAAATTGAAAAGGTAAAAATATCTCAGGTAAAGAATAACCCAAATAATCCAAGAGTTATTAAGAACGATGACTTCAGGAAATTAGTTAAGTCAATTAAAGAATCGCCGTGGATGCTTCAGCTTCGTTCTATCATAGTAAATGACGATAACATTGTACTCGGAGGAAACCAAAGATTAAGAGCTTGCAAAGAGGCTGGATTAAAAGAAGTTTACATAATCAAAGCAAGTTCGTTAACAGAGGAACAACAGAGGGAGTTCATAGTAAAGGACAACATTAGCTCAGGGGAATGGGATTGGGATGCTTTGGCTAATGAATTTGAAGCAGAAAAGCTTGAGAGTTGGGGATTAGATTTGCCTATTAATGTTCGTATTGATGAAATGGAGGAAGATGAGGAGATTGTATTGCCTCAGAGCGTGCAACTGGAGCCGCCAAAAGAGTATATATTGGTAATGGCTGAACCTAACAGCGTTGATTGGGAGGAAATAAAGGAGCAACTCAAACTAAAGGTTGTACGGAATGGCGGATACAAAAAAGGAAGCGCATTTGATTCAGTAAGCATTGAGCGAGTTATAGAGTGGAAAGATTTTAAACAACGATATGCTAATAGCCGTACCAAGTAAAAACAGAGCTGGAAGAACAACAACTGATAAGTTGCTTCCAAACCTTGTAACTTTTTTTGTTCCTGAAAGTGAAGTTCATCAATATAGCTATGTCAAAAATGTTGTGGGTATTCCTAACGATGTGCAAGGAATTACTAAAACACGAAACTGGATACTTAAAAACACAAAGGAAAAAAGAGTTGTAATGCTTGATGACGATGTTAAAAAAACAGCGTTCGTTAAAAGGTATAGTAATAACGTTGAACACGTTAATTTAAAAGATGAGGTTTTTTGGTACGATGAATTTCAAAAGTATTTTGATATTACTGAGCAGATGAATTACAAGATTTGGGGAGTAACAACTGACCATAGTACAAAGAGCGCATACAGTTATAAACCTTTTATGTTTAAAACATACGCTTTGGGTAGTGTTATGGGTATTATAAATGATGGCGAGTATTTATTTAATGAGGAGTTTAAGGTTAAGGAGGATTATGAAATTTGCTTGAGGCATATAAAAGAAAAGGGAGGGTTGCTTGGAGTACGTTATTTATATTGGGCAAATCACCATTATACCGATGACGGCGGATGCAAGGATTATAGAACAGTATCAATCGAAAAGGAATGCATTAAAAAATTAATTGAATTGTATCCAAATATGATTGCAAAAGTCAAACGTAAAGGCACTCAATTTGGAATAACTTTAACAATGTAAAATGAGTAACAAAAATCTAATACCATTCAAAAAAGGGCAAAGCGGAAACCCAAAGGGCAGACCTGTAGGAAGTAAAAACCGAAGCACAATAGCAAAGAAATGGCTATCCGTTGAGCAGAATTTAAAGAATCCTTTAACAAGCGAATTAGAAGATATGAGCCAAGAGGATTTGATGACCTTAGCGCTAATCAAAAAAGCAAGGGAAGGAGATACCCAAGCCTATCAAAAATTAATGGACTCAGCTTATGGGCAACCGATCCAGCAAGTTGAGCAAACTAATATTGAATTACCATTTTTTAATTTAGATGCTGAAAGAGACGACAGCAGCGAAGAAGATTAATCGTTTAAAAAAACGAATCAAAATAATTCAGGGAGGCACATCCGCTTCCAAAACATTCAGCACGCTTTTTATTCTCATAAACAAAGCGATGAACTTTCCTAACTTGGAGATTAGCGTAGTTGCGGAATCTATACCTCATTTGCGTAGAGGAGCTGTTCGAGATTTTGAAAAAATAATGAAATGGGGATGCAGATACACGGAAACAAGCTTCAATAAGTCTTTGCTTAAATACCAATTCATCAACGGTAGTTTTATCGAGTTCTTTAGTGCCGATGACTCAAGCAAGCTCCGAGGCGCAAGGCGAGACATTCTTTACATAAACGAGTGTAACAATGTATCTTTTGAATCATACAACGAACTAAGCATAAGAACAAAGAAAGAGGTCTACCTTGATTTCAATCCGGCGAATGAGTTTTGGGTTCATAATGAAGTAAAAGACGAGCCTGATGCTGATTTCTTAATTTTAACGTATAGGGACAATGAGGCGCTTGATAAGGGTATCGTTCAACAAATCGAAAAGAATCGCTTAAAAGCGAAAACAAGCGCATACTGGCGCAACTGGTGGACGGTTTATGGGGAGGGCAAGGTCGGTCAATTGCAAGGCGCGGTATTCACTAACTACAAGACAATTGACAAAATACCTAAAGAGGCGAGATTGATAGGTATAGGTTTAGACTTTGGATATTCTGCGGATCCGACAGCAATCATTGCAGTTTATAAATACAACGAGCAAAGAATCCTTGACGAGATGACCTACCAAACAGGTTTGCTCAATTCAGATATTTCTAAAATCCTACCGAAAGACGTTCCAGTATATGCGGATTCTGCCGAGCCTAAATCAATCGCAGATATACAACGCTACGGAATCACGATTAAAGGCGTAACGAAAGGCAAGGATTCAGTTAATTACGGAATTGAT